CGGCTCGACGAGGCAAGAGGGGCGCAGCCCCTTTATTAACCCGGCGTAGCCGGGTCGCACGATTTTTATTTTTTTGTATTTCCTCTTTTGATTTTCTGGTTTTCTTGTTATAATGCTTTTGGGTTATGCGGTGTTTCCGTTAGCTTTTTCGTTCTGAGTTCCTCGCGCCCCTTTGTAGTGGGTGGCGCGGCGTGCGGGCCTCGTGGCGTTGCTGCAACCTTAATAACAATGGCAATGCCTCGCTCGCGGCGGCTAATTCTAACAATACAACGGGCAATAGGAATTGGAATGGCTCGGCTGGCGTGGCTGATTTGTCGATTACACCATACATTATATACTGCACCGTATAATCCGCCCATATCGGGAAAATTGTGTTTGAAACCAGCGGGGGCTAGTAGCGAGAGCGGACGCCGCCGACGACACAAATCAAAGGAGGATTTACTGGTGAAAACGTACTGCAAGCCAGCGGAGATCAACATCGAGAGCCTTGATTTTATCAAGGAGCAGGTGCATCTGTGCTTTACTGGCAAGCGGTCAAAGAGAAGATTTCAAAATTTATTAGTGTCTACCGGGAAAATCACGCGGGCTGAACTGCGTGAAGAAATCCGAAATTGTACTTGCAACAAAAGCCTAACGGCCATTGACGCCGTGGCCGAGCAGGCTCATGCCGACATTCTGGCGCGCAGCGTTTCGTTTGAGCCTGTGCGTCAGTTCCAACTGCGGGAAAACGGGAAGCTGCGCAACATCTGCGAGGAAAGTCCGTGGCAGCAGATTTTTGAATATATTGCAAAGGGAGCGCTCGACCCGCTCTTCCGCGCAAAGCTGCTGCCGATCCAGTATGGAAGTCTGCCCGGAAAAGGACAGATTGCCGGGAAGCGGCAGAACGAACGCATCCTTCGCCGGATGCTCCATAACAAGACCGATGCCGCAAAATGCGACGTTAAAAAGGCTTATCCTTCCACGACAGTCGAATGCGTTATGAATCTTCTGCGCCGCGACATCGGAAAGAATAAGCCCTTGCTGTGGCTTGTGGAGGCCGTCATGGCAAACTACCCGGACGGCGTTCTGCTAATTGGCGGGTATCTGCCTTGCTGACTGTTCAATTATGTTATGAGTTATGTGCTGCGGTACATCCTCTCCCATCGCAAGGTGCGGCGCGGAAAGTCGTTCAAGATGATCCTTGCCATCTGCTGCTATGCCGACGACATCACTGTGTATGGGCGCATATCCAACCTTACAAAAGTGATGAAGGACACCACCAGATGGGCAAAGGAGACGCTGGGGCTGACAATCAAGAGTGCGTGGGATATTATCCACTTTGCGTCCTTTGATGCCGAGCGCCAACAGAACAAGCGCCGCAAGGCTGGCAGCCATCAGCGCACGCCGGGTCTTGATATGATGGGCTATGTGGTACGCCGCACTTATACCATCATCCGAGGCCGCAACTTTGTCAAACTGCGGCGGGCAATCCTGCGTGCCCAGCGCGATCTGGACGCTTTGGGGTATGTGCCGTGGTGGAGAGCGCAGCGCATTATGAGCCAGTGGGGCGAAATCAAGCACAGCGACAGCCGGGGCTTTTGCCAGAAGTACAACGTCTATAAAATTATCCGCGCCGCGAAACGTTCTGTATCGTGGCATAGTAAACAGTTACTGTTAAAGGAGCAAGCGCATGGAGCAGTATGTTAAAAAGCCCGCTGCCGTGCAGGTGTTCGCGCTGAATGGCGCGACGGACATTATCCTGCGCAAGGATATTGCGTCCGAGAAAATCACCGACGAAGAGGGCAACAAGCAGACGGTCTGGAACTGCGAGGAGCGCCAGATTCGCGTTGCGTCCGCAGTCACCGAGGAAGAAGTCACGGCGGACTTCGATTCGTGGTGGGACTATCAGCCGCCGCGCGAGGCTGAGCCTGTGACTGTCTCTGACCGTCTGGATGCCCTTGAGGCAGCCGTTTATGATTTGGCGGAGGTGGTATACAATGGCTAAATTTTACGCGACACAAATCCGCATGGGCCGCACGACGCTGGAACAAGTTCCTGCCGTCTGGCGGAAAAAAACGGCGGCTTTGCTGTAAATCATGTATCCGCGAGCACCCTGCAAGGGGTGCTCTTTTCTTTGCACAAAAATGAGGTACACCCTATGGGAAAAAGTATTTTTGATGGCCGCGTGCAGATCAAGTACAGCTATGGCTGTTACGGCATGACGCGCGGCGGTGGCAAGACGTGGCACGGCGGCATGGACATCGTGGGCGTCGACAGCGACGTTATCCTCATGCCGTACTATGAGATGCCCGACGGCACGCAGAAGCCTATCAAAGGCCGTGTGACGCGGGCGCGTATCGTGACCGACCATTCCGACAGAACGTGGGAGTGGGGGTATTATGTTTGTGTCCAGCTTGATGCCGACCAGACCCCCGATGCTGTCAATTTCATGTACTTCTGCCATTGCTCCCGCTTGCTTGTCGATGTTGGTGATCGCGTCATCAGTGGCCAGCAGCTTGCCATCATGGGCGAGACAGGTAATGCCAAGGGTACGCACCCGCACTGCCATTTTGAGGTGCGGGCCACGGCCAGCAGCAAGGGCCTTGACCCTTCGGCCTATGCAGCCATCCCCAACAACGCAGGCATCTATGGCACTGCTCCGGCAACGGAAAAGCCTGTCGAAGTTCCTGTCAGCAGCAATGAGAAAGCTGCAGTGTCTGCTTTGCAAAACATCACTGTTGGCCCTGTCAGTAGCGGTGACGCTGCCGCAGTCGTTGCGGTCTGCAAGGAACACGGCACGGTGGCAGACAGCTACACAAACGCCGAAAATCACTTGCAGATCATCTGCATCCGCAGCGTGGTGCAGGCTGTTGCAGACGCTGTGCTGGCGGTTTGCAAGGAACGCAAGCTGACTGACGCAAAACTCTACACGAGTCACTGGGCATAAAGGAGGTCTTTTATGAAGCAACTTTTGGAAGCCCTCACGGCGCTGTTGAAGGTGAAAACCATCGTCACGCTGGTTATTATCGCAGTGCTGGCCGCGCTGTCCCTCAACGGAAGTGTCGAGCCGGACAAGTTCCTCACAATCGCAACAATGGTTGTTGCGTTCTATTTTGGAACGCAGAATGAAAAAAAGTCGTAGTTCCCCATGAAATCACCTTTTCGCCCCAGAAAGGATGATTTGCATGAATAGTTTTATCGGATGGATCGGCGGCAAGCGTGCCCTGCGCAATGAAATTCTGCAGCGTATGCCTGCGGACATTGGACGTTATATTGAGGTGTTCGGCGGCGCAGGCTGGGTACTGTTTGGCCGTGAGCCGAGCAGCAAAGTCATGGAAGTGTTCAATGACTATGACGCGGAACTTGTCAACATCTACCGCTGCATCAAGTACCACCCGGACGCCCTGCAGCATGAACTTGATATGCTCCCAGATGCGCGGGAAGTGTTCTTTGACTGTCTGGCACAGGAGCAGGTGCGCGGGTTGACTGACATACAGCGAGCGGCACGCAGCCTATACCTTATTAAGGCCAGCTTTGGAACAGACCGCCACACATTTGCAACTGCTCCGAAAGGCGTCTGCAACATTTCTGCATCGTTCCCTGCAGTGCAGGAACGGCTTCGCCGGGTCATAATTGAAAACCTTGACTTTGAGCATCTGATTAAAACCTATGACCGGGAAAACGCGCTGTTTTATTGCGATCCGCCATATTTTGAAACCGAAAAATACTACCGCGCCCGCTTTCAAGAAAGCGACCACAAACGGCTGGCCGACGTGCTTCACAGCATCAAGGGCCGCTTCCTGCTGTCCTACAATGATTGCCCACAGGTGCGGGAGTTGTATGCCGACTGCATTATTGAGCCTGTTTCGCGGCGTAATACGCTGTCTGCGCAAAGTGTGGACGGCTACAAAGAAGTCCTTGTTCGCAACTATGAATTGTAACGGAAAGCGTTATATCCTACCAAAATGAAGACGCCCCACTAAGGATTATTTTAGAATGGTCGCAGGGGCGATAAGGTGATAAAAAATCATCTCTCCCGCTTGTTAGGTGAAAGACGCTGGACACAGGCGCGACTTGCACGAGAAACAGGCATCCGTCCGTCGACCATTTCCGCCTACTATAACGAACTGGCGGAGCGCATCAGTTACGAGCACATGGATCGCATTTGCGAAGCTCTCGACTGTGATGTAAGTGATCTTCTGGAACGAGTGCCTTCTCGGCAGCGCAAAACGGGCAAAGACCTAATCTTAGAACAGCACGGAAACCGAAAAACTAAACAATAAGCGGGAAACAAAAAAAGGCGTTTTAGAGGTATTTAAACACTTCTAAAACGCCTTTTTTTGTTTCTCAAATTGAGCGGAAATCCCGCTATTTCTTTTTCATTTTAAAATCAAAGTCTTTTCAATTTTTTTGCAAAGCAACACCCATGTTGTACAGCTTTTCTTCTTTTTCAAAATGCGACAAAATCGTTTCACGAATCTGAATGCGGCGCATATCCTTTTCGGAAACATCGCCCACCACATCGCCGGCCTTGATAACCTCACCGTTGGTAAAGGTCACAGTGCTGCGCAGCGGGTCAATTTCGGAAATGGTATAGCCCTTGTACTGCTCCATTTCCTGCGAAACATAGTAGAGATCATCGCCGACACCAAGAATACGGGTTTCACGGTTGATGGACTTGTTGTAGGCAATTTCCAATTCAATTTTAGCCATCGGCGGCTTTTTGCTGGAAAGTACGATTTGCTCCAAATACAAATAGCTGTCCGTTCCGCGGAAGTTCTTGACCTCGAAGCCCTTGACCTCAATTTTCTTGACCAGCCGTTTGTTGAAGGCATCCAACGCATCCAGCACATACACCAGATTGTGCCGTTTGGCGTGGGTGGCAGAATAGTTGAGCGCGAACAACGGGTTGAAATTTTTCAACGCCTTTTGCGTTACATCGCCGCCCATTTTCTGCGGCTCGTCCAAGATGATGATAGGGCGGTTTGCTTTGATAACATCAATCGGGCGGCGAGAGCCGAACTCATCGCGCTTCGAGTAAATGATGCGCGCTTCTTTGCTGCGTCCGTCCTCTTTCAGAGAGGATGCAAACGCCTGTGTGTTGATGATCATCACATTGATGCCGGAGTTGGAAGAAAAGTTGTCAAGCTGGTTCAGGTTGGAGCTGTTATAAACGAAGAAACGCGCCTTTTTGCCGTAATACTCCATAAAATGGTCGGTGGTGATCTCAAAGGATTTTTTCACGCCCTCACGGATCGCAATGGAGGGAACGACCACAATAAACTTGCTCCAGCCGTATTTCTTGTTCAGCTCGAACATGGTTTTGATGTAGACATAGGTTTTGCCGGTGCCGGTTTCCATCTCAATGTCCAAGCTGCAGCGCCCCATGTCGTTTACCAACTCCGGGGAGAGCTTGATGTTGTTCTGGCTTTGCAGCGTGTGGATGTTTTGCAAAAGCTGATTATCGGACAGCGCCACAACCTCGTTTTTATACCCAGAATCGCGCAGCAAATCTTCCAGTTCCATTTGTTCCGGGTTATCGGCGAGTGGCAGAAAGCTCAGCTGCTGCGGTTTTTGATTCAAGGTTCCGGTGTCGCGGATATAAGATACGCCGCTGCTGTACGGCTGCCCTGCAAAGACATTGACCACAGCATCCACTGCATCGGTCTGGTATTGCTGTATCTTGAAATTAAACTTCATCCTTGTGGTTCACCTCCTGCTCCAGCATAAGAAAGCGGTCAAAATCGCTCTGGTACAGGCGGTCTTGTACCAGCCGGGATTTTTCATACTCGGTTTCTGCGTGGAGCTTTGCCTGCTCGGCGCTGATCTTACCGGGGCCGGTCAGCAGTTTTTCGCCGTTAAATTCCAAAAAACCGTCCAGACGCCTTGACCAATCCTCCATGCTCATGGGAATTTTGCGTCGCGCCTGCAATTCGGCATAGTCCAGATACAGCGACACGATGCGCTCCAAATAGTCCATTTCCTCTTGGCTCAGGTAGTTTTTAGCAACGGTCACATCGGCTTTCAGGATTTTTCCGTCCGGGGCATTCTCCCAAGTAGTCAGCCCCATGTGTTCTTTGGCGGCATCGGCGCGCTCGTAAATCAATTCGGCTGCCGTGTGGCGATGCACGGCAAAGTGCATCTTGTTTTGCACAGTCTGGAAGAACTGCCGTGTTGTTTTGGCATTTTTGTCGTAGTCGAATGCAGTGGCATACAAATCCGTAACCTTTTGGTAGAACTTGCGCTCTGACAGACGGATTTCCCGAATCTGCTGCAGCTGCCGCTCAAAATATTCATCTGTGAACATATGCCCTTTTTTCAGCCGCTCCACATCCATTGTCCAGCCCTGAATGGTGTGGTCTTTGACAATCTGTCCCGCCCATTTGCGGAACTGCACAGCACGCTGATTGTTCACCTTGAAGCCCACGGCAATAATAAGCTGTAAGTTGTAATGCGTCACTTCACGGTTTACCTGCCGTGCGCCCTCCGTTTGAACTATTCGGAATTTCCGAATAGTTGCCTCCTCTGTCAGCTCTCCGTCAGAATAAATCTTTTTGATATGCTCATTGATGGTGGGAAGTCCCACATCATACAATGCCGCCATCATCTTCTGCGTCAACCAGATATTCTCGTCCTCATACCGCATTTCGTAGCTGGCATCACTCTCGCCGGTGGAGGCCACAAAGGTCAGATACTCGGCGGCAGAGCTATGAATGGGAAGATTCTTTTTCTTGTCCGTCATATCACAGTACCTTCCTGACGGTATCGGGGCTGTAGGTGGCGAAAATCTGGTCGAAATTGGTGGCTACGCTGTCGCTTGCCATGGAGCTGTCGCGCATGACAAAGTAGTACGGCTTCTGTTTGGCAATGGCTTTGATGGTTTCCTCCGAAACATCGCTGTCGAAACAGGCAATCAGGTAGTTGTCCTCCACATTGAACACCTTCTTGCCGGCAATGGTGGTTTCCTCAATTTTGCTGGAGAGCAGCACACCCAAATCGAGCATTACTTGGAACAGCAAGTCCTCCGGCGTTCTGTCCTCTTTGATGTTATCCTCAAGACGGGAGAACATATTGACCTCATACTCCGCAGGGTTATAGTAGACATCCTTCATGTTGGAGGTGTCACACTTCAACACGCGAAAACCGGTGTCAAGTTTGGAATTAGGAGTGAGGAGTGAGGAATTGTCGGCGTTTTCCTCTCTGATTTTTTTGCCGGCGCGGCGGATACGCTCTTTACCGATTTCACAGATGGTTTTGTAGCCCGCTTTGTAGGCTTCGGACTTTTCATCGCATTTTTCGGAAAGCTGAACCATAATAAACTTACGATGTCCGCCATCTTCAGCATTGAGTTGCATAACTGCGTGGGCAGTGGTGGAAGACCCCGAAAAAAAATCTAATACATAAGCATTGGAATCTTGAACCAACGATATTAGATACTTTATCATTTCAAGATTCTTGGGGTTATTAAAGACATTACCTTTAATAAGTGAACTTAATTCGTTCGTTCCCTCGTTTGTAGAAAAATCCAGTATGCTTCTAGAGTTGGCTTCAACTGCGGACATATATACTAGTTTTCCTTCTTTACATATTACACAATTAGAATCAACAAATGTGCGTTTGCGTGCTGTATATGACCCCGGTTTTCCAGTAATTACAACGGAGTGCTTTTCTGCATTAAATTTATCCAGTGCCCATGTCCAACATCCTAATTTACCTCTTACTCGTGGAGGTCGAACAGTCACATACCCTTTTTCTATTAAATCAGTATCAGTGCGATACACTATGTCTTCATTATTTTCGGTTTTCGCAAGCTGGATATTATAATCTGATTTTGCGAGAAAGTCACCTGTTTTGGGATTATAATAGATTGTGTAACCCAAATTTGGGCGAGCATTTAATGTTCCGCCTTCACCGCGCGTCGTTATCGGATCATTCAGATAGTAAAATTGACCGTTTTCCTCTAGTACATCTCTGTAGGTCACTACCCTTCTTGATAATGTTGCCTTTACCTTTGCACCATCAATAATTGTTGATTTTCGGTAAATCAGTATAAACTCATGATTTTTTTGGATGTTGACGGTGTCATTTTTCGCGTTCTGCTTATTCTGAATAATTGGACCAATTCTATTGTTGGGTCCAAATATCTCATCACAAACCTTGCTTAAGTTTACTTGCTCATTATCATCAATGCTTATAAATATCACGCCATCATCTGCAAGCAAATCTTTTGCCAATTTCAGGCGCGGATACATCATATTTAGCCAATCGGTATGGAAACGCCCGTTTGCCTCGGTATTCTTTTCTAATGTCCCGACAATCTGGTTTCCATCAGCGTCATAATTTCCGCTGATGCCGTTCCATTCCTCACTCCTAATTCCAAATTCATCATTATAGACGAAGTCATTCCCCGTATTGTATGGCGGATCAATATAAATCATCTTGATTTTGCCAAGGTAGGTTTCCTGCAATAGCTTCAGCACTTCAAGGTTGTCGCCCTCAATATAGAGGTTTTCGGTGGTATCAAAGTCCACGCTGCCAGTGCTGCAATAAGGTTTTCCCTCACTGTCTGCCCCAGTGGGAACTGTTTCATCTTCGCAAACAGGGCGCAGCGTCCTGTTGATGGGCGCATTGGCAAGCAGAACGGATTTTTTCTTATCAGGCCAAGTAAACTGATAGCGCTCCTCGTTGCCGTCCACCACCTTGCAGGAAATCTCCTGCATCAGCACATCCTTATCAATAGCCCGCACAACCTCGCCGTTCTCGTTGACCGTTTCCGTCACCGCATTGGGAAACATCTCCGCCAGCTTCTTAAAATTGTCATCAGCTTTGTTCGCTGTCTGCATTCTCAGTTTGTCCATTTTCAGTCACCTCTGTTGTTTCTTTGGGGTTGAGATTGATTATAAAATCTGTTAGCAAAATTGCATTTAACGAAGCCTTTTTGTTGGGGTACTTCTTGTACCAACTATGCGCAATGCCATTACGGTTTGGTACGCCTTCCTTTACATCCTCAATTCCATAACATGTACCGATTATTAGATTATTATAAAAATCTCCAAGGATTTCCTCATATCCATTGCCTACCACTAGCGCTTTAATATCTTTTTTCAATTCTTTATTACTGCGCGTTTTAGCGGGCATTTTTTGTTTCAGCATACCTTCCCACAAAGTGGCAAGGCAAGCGATTGTTAGTACATATTCTCCACGCAAATGTGCATTTATTGCTTGGTTGACCATCTTCTTAACATGCGACTCCATGGTGGACTTCCTGCAACGCTGTTTGATTTCATGAATCCTTTTATCATCATAGTAAGATAAAATAGCTTTATCAATTCTTGCAGTACGCCTTTTGCTTTTTCCCCTGCTCGTTTCTAGAATTTCATCTATTTCATCAAGCAGACTAAAACTTGCATACAAACCTGCATAAGGGAACCAATGACATTCGTAAAGCGGCAGCAAATAATGATGCTTGTACTTCTCTATTTTTTCGTGAGTGATGGAAAAATTTGCTACTGTTTCTAGCGCTCGAAGGATCGGCGAAAAATCATATCCGGCCAGCCAGTTAAGGAAAGGCGATTGTGTCCATGCTGAAAGCATGTTGCTCATTACGATTGAAGCGTTTCCCACAGTTTCTGCTATAGATGCAAAATAGGAATGCATTGGTTCAAGTGCCGTGCTTATGACCTTTTGGTAAGATGCAACTGCATTTGTCGCTACATTTAATGAATCTATATAGGAAGAGTGCTGTATGACCGAGCTTGCTATTTTTGATGCTTCAATATCGGCAATTGTGGGAGTAATGCCTTTGGGTAAAGCTGCTATTTCTTGTTGTGCATTTATCACTGGCTGTATACAATCCTTAATTGGTAGCAACGCATTTTGGTCATTTATCGCACTTGATATGAGTAGATTTTCTGCTTTTTCATTTTGCTTGTCTATGGTTATTCCTCCTTTAGACTCTTAATTCGTTGCACCAGTTCAAACTTCTTTTTTGGCTGTTTCTCCGTCCGTGCCTGTTTTTCCAGTTTGGCGATTTCTTTTTCGATCTTCTGTCGACGCTCATCGGCGGCAATCTGCTCATCAAGGG